TATCAGGTCTTGCATTTTTTATTGCCTGAGCATCAAGAGCTATAGGTCTTCTGTCTAGTTGTGGATGTTTTGCATCATATTCATCAGGCTCAACTCTTAAATTATCCCAAGTTGTTTTTAACTGAGTGTATCTTACCTGAAAACCAGAAATATCGCTGATTGCTTTTGATTTTTTTCCTGATGCAAACCTTGACATTATCTTAAATTAAGCCCTGTTGGTTGTAGCTTTAAACTAACACCATCATTATCGTTAGATGATGCATATTCAAAAGCTTCACTATATATTTGTTTTAATAATGGATATTTATCTGGTGCAAACTTAACAGACAATTTACTAGCTAATCCTGCACATATGCATTCAGACCATGTATAAGGTATATCAGTATCTTCATTTGATGCTGTTATATCTTCTAGTTGATTCATAGACCAATAGTTAAGTTTATATGTACTTCTGTCTGGTGTTTGCCATAAAAATAATTTGTAAATGTTATTAGAACCAGACTGTCTGCCTTTATCTAACATATATTGATTTGGTTTACCTGTGTCTGTTTTATTTGGAATTTGATTGTATTCTGATATTGTAATTCTATTTATTATTGTGTCTGTCCTTGTGGCATCAGCACTATCATATATTACAACATCCAATAAATCAGTAATCCCTGCAGGTAAGTCATATGAGGATGTTCCTGCTGTAAGATTTAAAGTTCTTTGTGTTACTGTCCAATAATTTATGCCACGATTTGCCCACTCTGAAAATAACAGATTAAGACTTCTTCTGGCAGAAATGGCTTGATATCCAGTTCTAGTCTGAATATCAATACCACATCTTTCGTAAGCCTCTGTTATAATCTCTTCAACATTAGGTCTGAAGGTGACTGTTCCAGATGTTGCCATTACTGTACCTTATAGTTTTTCTTTAATCTCATTACTACTTGGTAACTATCATTTGCTCCTGCACCTACTGTAGTAAACATAATATCACCAGTAGGATTAACTAATGATGCAGTATTACCCATGGCTTCTCCATGAGTAGTGCAATAATAATACAAATCTGGTGTATCTGCTGTTGTTACAATAGTTACTTTTGCTCCTGCTTGACCGGCAACTCCTGTAACTGTTACCCCAGTTGTATAAGCAGAACCACCTGCACCTTCCTTAAATGCTAATGGGTGGTTTGCGTTAGTATTGTCTGATTGGTCAAATATATATGTATGATTTTTTAAGAGATTAATTGCAGGAGCAGTCACTCCACCTAAAGCAAATTTATTCCCTCCATCATTAACAACAGTTACAGCATATGTTCTTGTTGCTTCAGTTAGTTCTGTTGTTGATGGCAATCCACCTACATCTGAAAAATCAAAACGACCACTCTGGTCTTCTGTAAGGTTTAACATAATAGGGTCTTGCGTATCACCATCTTTTAGAACTTTTATCTGCATACCTGCAACATTAAAATCAGTTTCTAAAATTTTAAGACCTGTACACGGATCACCATTAGAATTAGGTTGCAAACTAGAAGCATCAATTTTTACTACTGCTGATTCATTGCCAGTATCAACATATTGATAATTAAATTGATATACAACTTCCCTAACATTTTCAGAGAGTATTTTGGTTGAAACTATATCAGCCATTTAATCCTCCCTATTAAGCGTCAGCGAATGGTGTTGCTACTGAACCAGAACCTATTAAAACACCCTGAACCATGTACTCTGCTGTAGCTAGTGCTGTAATCTCAACATAAGACCCAACCTTACCACCTTTTGTACCATTGTTCATATCAATGACATCATTCGTTGCACCCGGCACAAATGATTTTTTTGCACCATCATCTACTGCAACCATAATAGACCCAACATATTTATCTGTGCCATCTGTTTTAATTTTGCCTGTCATGGCTGTTTGAATTAAAAAAGTATATTTAGCACCAATTTCTGATGATTTAATTGTTGGTAAAGTTATGACACCATCTGCATCATTGACTTCAATAATACGACCTGCATGGTCATTTACTGTTAATGTAGTTTCTGCTGTAATATTTATTACATTGTTAGCTCCAAGTTGTATAAAACCATTATTAGATACAATCGGACCTGAAAAAGTTGATTTAGCCATGTAAATTCTCCTTGTCTTGGCTATTGTCTACTTGCGTAGTCAAGGTTAATTATAAAAGGGTGGGCTAAATTACCCACCCTTACTTTAGCTTTAAGCCGCGCCCTCTGTTCCAAAAAGACCTCTCCAGTCTGTAAAACCAAAAGAATATCTTTCACGAACTTTATAACGAACATTACCTGTCTCAAAATCGCCTTCAACACCTCTTTTGAGTGGTGAACGCTGAAACATTTTCATGCCATCTGGCACATCTGTCTTAATGAAAAATGCATCACTATCTGTAAGTCTTCTCATGATGTGATAGCCTTGTGGCATATATCTACCACTTCTTAATGCATTGATATCATTATCTGATGTACCCACTCTTAACTCAGAATCTAATATTCTTTGAGCAGTAAAGGTATAAGCAGTTGGGATAATTAACATTGTTCCCTGTGCCGCTATTCTTAGACCTTTATCGTCTTTCATATCAGCTATTTGAATTAATAGTGATTCTATAGAAGTTTCTGATAAATCAGCCGCTGTAGCCAAAGTATTACTTTGATTGCCACTTTGAGTTGGATGAGATGCACTTAATAATGCCGCACCATCTCCACCTGCGTAAACTCCTGCAGAAGTTGCGTTATTTAAAATATTAGCCGCTTTAATTTCTTTCGTGGCTGACATACTTCTAGCTAATGCTTTTGTATATCTTGAAGCTATTGAACCATATAGTCCATCTTCTTCTGCCTCTTCAGTAATTGAAAACGCTAACGCTACTGTTTCATGTTGATATCTTGCTGTATATCCTTGTGAAGCTGAATCATAAGATATTGGAGCACCTTCATCTTTTGTTGGTGCATTGCCAAAACCTGTTAATAATACATCTTCTTCAAAAGCTCTATTTGAAGTGTTAGCATCAAATACAGCCTGATACTCAGCAGGATATGAGTCGTACTCAAGACCAAAGAGAGTATTCAATCCGGGCTCAAGTAATTTAGCAAATTGTGCTCTATTCATAGACATAAATTACTCTCCTTATATTCCTGCAGTAGCTTTAAATAAATGCTCATTGATGAGCACCTCAAGCTGTGCATATTGAGCAAAACTATTTGATGGGTCTTCCCATAATCCAATAATTTTACATGTTGCTGTACCATTAGACATAGTTCCACTTAAATTGAAACCTGACTGACCTGTTGTTGTAGAACCTGCATCTGCAACCACATCAGCACAATTACCAACATTGGTTTGTGCAGGTGTACCTGCTGATTGAACTCTATAAACAATATAAGGGTCATCATAAACATAAGCCACAATATCTGTAGCTACTGTTCCTGACGGCCAATATTTTGAGTAGATATACTCTCCATCACTAGCTGTGTATGAAACCCCTGCGAAAACACCTATATTATTTGTCTCAGTTGCAGTATGTGGTGTAATCACACCATCTGCAGTAAGAATTACAAGGTCTCCAGTAAATATATTTTCTGCAAGACCTGATGTTATAGTATATTTGTTTGCTCTTGGGGAATTACCACTCATATGACGGAGTACCTTAAAACCATAAGGTGAATTAGGATTTGCCATAATTTTTCCTTCCTTCTATTAGTGATTAATCCTCCATGGCAGATAAATTATCTCTACCACGACTATAACTGGATTTTCTTTCTTGAAAGAAAGGTGTTCCAGTTTTACGACCTAGAGAATCTAGTTCACCAGTAAGGGCTTCATTTTGGTCATCACTTTTGCCTCTGTAATACTCCTTCATAGCTTTATGCTTTTCTTTAGGCATCTCACACAAAAGCATTCCCTCAATACCTATACAACCTGCCCATTGACCATGGTTGATAGTTGGAAATTTTTGGTCTTTTACTGTACTAGCTTTTCTCGGCTCCCAACCTTCACGCATACGCTTGTACACATTGTCAGGAGTATCTTTACCCTGTATAGTGGTAGAAACCCATCTTTGGACAAACCCCGGTCGTTCTTTTGGGGCATCCAACAATGCAGGAGGTTGCCAAGTGGTCTGAGGTCTACTTTCCTCATCTCTTACTGACACCCTCAAATTCTCATCACGAACATTTCTATTTATAGACATTAGTTATCCCTCCTTGATTTTATAGTTTGAATTTCCTTGGCATATTTTTTCAATGCTTCAGGTTCTGTGATACCTAATTCTCTAGCCATAGCAAGTTCATCCTTAGAGACTTTTATTCTGTTACCCTTGTAAACTGAGCCACCTGTAGTTGGTGCAACTGCCTGTCTACTATTTGCTCTTGGCTTACTAGCAACACTTCCTTCTCCTGATACTATCTCAGGAAATCTTTTTTGTAAACGACTATTTAATTCTCTGTAGTAATCAGGTGAGTTTTTATCAAAACCCTCAATATCTAATTGAACATCAATAGCTCTTGCTAATGCTGTTTCTTGTTCAAATCCTTTAGAATTAAACCAATTATTTTGTCTCCACCATTCTTGTGCTAAGGCAGGTGTTGGGTTTGTTACAACTTGCTGTGCCTTACCTACAGTTGGTGAAACTGCGTTTTGCCTAGATGCTTTATCCATTCTTTGTAAAGCTAATGATGTTTTTAAATCTACTAGCTCTTCATTAAATTTAATCTGAGCATCTGTATCACCCTCTTCTATAGCTTTGGCTAAAGCCTTTTTGGTTAGATTATAATGTTCTTGAATAGCCTCTTGACCTTGTTTTTCGTTTTTATCTTCAATTTTTTCAAGTCTTTTAGCCATTCCCTCAAGTTTATTTTGAAGTTGAGCAGTTTCATCTTCAGCTTTTTTCTTTTCAGCAATAAGCTTTTTAATACGATTTTGTACATTTACGCTGTATTGCTTTTTATCCTCCTCTGACAACTCATCTTTTTTGGCAACTTCTTTTGGCTTTTCTTCAACATTTTCAGTTATTTCCAATTCAACTTCAGAATCTTTGCCTTTGGTTTTTTCTATTTCTTGATTTATCTCTTCATTGATAGCTTCAATGCTTTTTTCTGTATTTTCCATATTTTACTCCAAACTATACATAAGCTGTGACTTCTACACCATCTGGTAAAATCGCTGTGATTTCATCATCATTAAGTAGTAAAAATCTTACATTATTGACCACAATTTTTTGTCCTGCATACTTGCCATAAGTCACCTTATCGCCAACTTGAGGTACAATCTCTTGTTTCCATCTTTCACCTGTTTCTCTTTCACGATAGGCAAGTTCACCTACTGCCATCACAGTACCATGAGCAGTTAGGATTTGCTCATTCTCTTTAACTTTGTCAGGCAAAAGTATGCCACCTTTTGTTTCAGCTTTGATGTCATTTGGTTGAATTAAGACCTTCCAATTCATAGGTCTTGGTAGTTGGTTAGAACCAATAGATGCTTTTGTAACACTATCAGTTATTATTGCATGTTGATGAGACATGATTACATCTCCTTATCTATTTGTTTTAATGTCTCGTCTATAATATCACAAGACTCTTCTAATCCCTGTGATACCCCGACGCTTTTGTGATATTGGTTGAAATCAGTCATGCGACCTTCAACCATATCGTGTGCTATTTCAGCTTTTCTCTCCTTCAGTTTCTTCTTTATCAGATTTAATAGGTCTATTGTGTTCATTTATATCCGCCTCCCCAGACATAGCAACACCTGTGACTTCTATAGTCACATCTTGTTGTTTTTTACTTTCCATAGCCTTTTTTACCCTTACCTTTTTTCATAACTTTTTTCTTCTTCATAGGCTTTTTCATGCCTTTTTTCTTCTTGCCATGCTCCATTTTCTTGCCTCCTTTTAATAGTTTTGAAAATAATGCTCTGTTTAACATTAGTAAATGTAACATTTATATACTTAAATTAAAGTTTTTTTTACTTTTTTACACATTATGTGTTGACTTATCATAATTAATAACTATATACTTTTATATGTATAAAACTTTTTGGGAGAAAAATATGAAGTCAATACTAAAAACAAGCATAACTGGTAAGGGTGGTTATAGAGATTATGTAAATAAAGCTCCACATCCTACTAATTCATATTTTAACTTTGAGAGAATCGCATCTAAAAATCACATGTATGGTTGGAACACAGATGTTCCTGCATGGGATATACAGTTTACTCTTGATGGTTCTAAATATGTAAGAGTTGGTAGTATCACAGTTTTTGCTGATGGTGTTAAAGGTTCTTTAGATGATACAACAAATACTTTAATGGATGTATCTGGCACAGACCCTTTTGAGTTATTTGTTGAGTTAGTTAACAAAGCTGACTTTGCAAAGTTAGAAGATAAATTTCAAATTAAATATTAATAGGAGAAAAAAATGCAAGCTAAAAGTTACAGACAAAGAAAAGGTATGGCAATAGAGCATGAGTTCTTAGTTGACCATAACCCAACTGAATATGCTCATTTGAAGCAAATTCAAGCTATTGATGATGCAAGAATTG